CATCGGATACTCCACGGGCGCGTTGCCGACTCAAAGAGGAGTCTGTCGCATTTCCAGCACCTTTGGAACTCGTCTGTCGTTGCGTTTCTGCCATAAGGGTCTACCACTCTCTCTGGAGGAGCCGTTGGCTCCGTGGTTATGTCCTCACTAGACATCGGAAATTTGCCGATAATAGTGGTCTTTGTTTTGGGTCTATCCCCAAAGGATTTACACTACCCATTGGCTCTATACGCAAAATCGTGACACCAGAAATTGTGGCATCAGTTACCGATGCAAGCAAGTTTCGAATCGCTTGAATTTTGTCTCGCGCCGTTGGGTAATCATCCTTGCCAGCGCGAGAGATAATCTGAATCATTGGGTAATCAATAACGATTCCGCCTGTACCCATAGTAAATGACGGGGGCGAACCAGCGTTCTCATAGACGGCTGTGCAAACATCTGGAGACTCTGGCAATGTGGCTAAAAATAAATTTGTTCCAAGGGTGCCTTGGCTATTGGTAACTAAGTAATCACCAATGGATTCTAAGATTGTTGCCATCAGACTGCCCCGTTCTTTCTCATAAGGTCTATTATTCTACGCGCCATATTTTTCTGGATTTCTGGCAATCTTTCCATAAACGGTTGCTCAAGAAATTTTGCCTGAGTTGGAGAGTTGTGATAATTGCCTAATATCTCATGGACATAAAGTGCGTATGGGGCGGCTGGACCGCCAAAGAAAATATCAACTCCGATGCCTTGAGGGGTATTCATAGGCGCTGAAACTCCGCCCGAACCACGCAAAGCGCCTGTATCAATAGGAGTCAAAATCATTGCTCTAGCAAAAATCATATTGGCTTCTTCAAGGATTACTTGACCAACAATCAGACCAGCATCTTTGCCTGATACTTCAAGCATCTTACGCAACTCTTGAGCGCCTTCTATCTCAAAAGTAAAGGTCTGCGCCATGGTTATCTACCGAAGCGTATGACTGTGTGATGCGCTCCATTTTCATCCGAGATATTGTCTATCGCGTTGATGGTAAAAGTATCTGACCCAATAACCATTCTGTGTCCGACTGTGATAGTTGTCTGAGGACCGTAAGTGATGAAGCGACCAATATCGGTTACTTCAATTCCTTGGACATCGCGTGAGCGGGTTGTGTCCTTGATTAGACGACCAGTAGCGGTAACAACCGCCCCCGCAAAAGTAGCCTTGTTGTATTTATCAACTGCGCTTTGAGCCGTAAATACCGCGGTAGTGGTCATAAAATCTAAAACTTTGGCGTAGATAGCGTCTGCCATGATTATCCCTACTCTGGTACGCGTTGTTCATAGACGCTATTAGGGTTATCCATCTGCCCCGTATAAAAGTCTGTGTTGTAATCATCAACTGTCCTATCATTAGTTGATAGAAGAGAATCAGCGTTAGCCCAAATGGTAGGCGGGGTTTTACGCATACGGCGCTGAAGAAAGTTATTAGCGAGGTCTTGGTATTGCTTTGACTTAGCGCTGTAGGACTCAGATACCGAAATATCTCCCACGCTCTTTGAGGTTGAATCTGCTAAACGGCTAAAACGGGCAACAAGGGTTTCACACGCCGCACGGCAAGTTTCATACACATCTACCCACTCGGCAATCAAATAATCCAACTCAGCGTCATTGAAAAGGGCATCGGTAGAATCAACATCGTTGATAAGGAACCTAACCTTGTTACGGGTTGAAGTAGATGGGTCATTTGAGTAGGTAAAAGTCATTACATTCCACCAAGCATGAAAACAATAGTGCGCGTTGTATCTTCAACACTTGATGTCAAAGCAACTGTTCCTGTTGCATTAGGCAATGTAATTGTGCGGTCTGCGGTTGGGTCTACAACCGTAAGCGTAGTTTCAAAAGCATCTGCGGTGGCACCCTCAAAGGTTAAATTGACAAGGTTTACCGTGCCTACATAGGAGTCTAAAAGAGTGTCAATATCTCCCGCAAGATTAAGAAAGTCTGTATGAATGGCAGGATTATCACCTGCGGTTGGGTATCGTAAACCCTTGGATGTAGTACCTGCCATTATGACTCCTTAGTTCAGGGTTTTATTGTACCCTGCGCGGATTTATTGTATTGTTGGACTAAAGAAAGAGAGAGAACTATGAAGCAAATAATTAGATTTGAAGCACTAGACGAATACGGATGGGATGTAGCACCCCGCCCATATTCAGCAACTCAGGCTATTCCTGATTGGTGGAAGGCTATGACTCCTTACACCAAGGAAGAAGATAACCCTGAAGGCAATAAATTGATTATTAAAAACTTGGTCTCAAATGCTGGTCCTAAAAAATGTGTGCCAATGCTAGATGCTATAACTTCAGGATACATAATTCCATTGTGGGCTGATGTTCAGGTAAAAAATGTAGATGATTCTAAATATGTCACTTGGAGAGTGACCCAACCTGTTTTTCAAGAACACGGAAACCAAAGCAGGGAAGTTGAAACTCCAGTTGGTTATCAAGCCCAAGTTTTTAAGTTCTTAAATAAGTGGAGGATGATTACCCCCAAAGGTTATTCTTGCCTTATTCTCCCTCCATTTGGTTATCGTCAGACGGGTGTTCAAGCAATCCCAGCAGTTATAGATACAGACAAGAGCAGTTTAGAAATTCTCCCTCCCGTTTGGTTTTCAGAAGATTTTGAAGGCATTTTAGAAAAAGGAACTCCCATAGTTCAAGTAATACCGTTTAAGCGCTCAGATTGGAAAGCCGAATACTCTTATCTTAAAGATGGGGAATATCAAAAATTACAGGATAAAAACTTTGGCGCTACGCTTGTTAATCACTATATGAAAAAAGTCTGGTCTAAAAAAACTTATTCTTAAACCCAAGATAAAGTTTCTTCATCCCACACTAATAAATTAGCGAGGTCTGGTGTCGGTTTATCAACTGGTGCTTCCCAAATCCAAGTTTCTTCGTTTAATATCCAAGATGGAAATGGTTTTGGGGCATAAAAAGCATCTTTTTCGCTGTCGTAAACCATACCTATACCAGCATAGTTTTTACGGTATGGAGTTCCACCCGTTCTATGCTGACCCATAAAAGTACCGTATGAAGTCCTTTTGCAGACCTGACCGTGGAACTCACCGTAATAGGCTTCCCAATCGGAAATACCGTTTACAACTTCATCTTCATCGCGCCCAACAATTACTTGAGTAACAATGTTGTTTTCGTCTAAAAATGCGTAATGTGCCATTAGGTAGTTACCGTATCCGTTCCACCTGTGAATGTATAAACACGGTATCCTGCGCGAGATACCGTTGAAACCGAATAAGTTAAACCAGCACCTACTGTTAGGGGTGCAAAAGATGTGGCATAGGCAATAATTACAACACCAGAACCACCTGAGTTACTACCTGCACCAGCACCGCCGCCTGTATTTGCTGTTCCTGCCGTTCCTGCGGAAATTAATGTGCCACCATATTGCCCAGATGACCACTTTCCGAGACCACCGCCACCAGCGCCGCCTTGTGGTTGAGAGCCACTACCCCAGTTGGTTTGTCCACCTCCACCGCCAGCATAAGTTACCGCTGAACCAGTAATTGATGATGATGTTCCTGCACCACCATCTCCACCCGTACCTGTATATGGGTCTCCTGTATTTGTAGTTCCCCATACACCGCCAGCGGCACCCGCTCCGCCACCACCTGCGCCTAAATTTGAACCGTAAGCAGGGCTAGCCGCGCCGCCGCCAGAATTGCCTTGAGATGGGGATGTAGAAGGCGTGTTTCCAGCACCTCCAGTTGATGCGCTAGCAGCCGCGCCGCCGCCAGAACCACCAGCGCCACCGTTAGTTGGACCGCCAGGAGTTCCTACTGAACTACCACCGCCACCAGCGGATGTAATTGAACCGAGAACTGAATCTGCGCCTTTAGGTCCAGGATTGTAAATTGGTTGTGAAACAGCGCTACCAGCGCCTACTGTGACTGTGAAAGAAGTGGGAACTGCAAAGGATGTGCTTGTACGGAAACCACCAGCACCGCCGCCAGCATTGTTACCATTACCGCCACCTGCAACTACAAGGTATGCAATAGTTGTAACTTTGGGAAGCACAGAAGAAACACCTAACCCACCAAAACCACCAGTAGAGCCACCTGCGCGAGAAGCAATTAACGGCATAATTGAATCTCCTTTAGGCGAACTTGGTTTGTGTCTCTAAGACAGTCCAAGTAGCAGAAGCAGTCTTGATAATTGTAAATGAGTAAGCATCAATAGCCGAAGCATTACCCGCAGTAATAGAAGCAGGAACTTTAGGAGTTACTGAGTTGCCATCAATAGTAATTGCGCTTGGATAGTAAGCAGTTGTACCATTTGTATTGAGCCAAACAACAGTAAGTGAATCACCTGTGTTCATAAAAGTATTGAGAGAAACTGTACTTGAGTATCTAAAGTTCAAAGTGTGGTTGGCTGTGGCGTTAGTTGTGTAGTACCAAATTGAGGCAGTAGTTACATCAAAGTTAATAGTTCCAGTTGCCGCTGCTGCCACAACATTTACATCTTCATTCAAACCTTTGACTATATTGTCTGCGATAGTTCCAGTCGCAACATTAGAAGCATTAAGACCATTATTGGTTGCGGTATTGATTGTTGGGCTTGTCAGGGTCTTATTTGTAAAGGTATCTGTGGTTGCTCTGCCAACAAGAGTATCTGTTGCATCAGGAAGAGTTAGAGTTTTAGCGGTAGTGAAGGCAGTTGCAATAGTTCCAGTAATTGCCGTAGTTCCACCCACATCAAATTTAACTACTTTGGTTGCGTCAGAAACATCAACAATTGAAGTAGTTGAATCAGATAA